ATGCGTTAGCGATGATTGCAAAACAGGTTATGACCTGTAGCAAGCGATACCAGAACATCAGAGCTTGATGGTCTTTCGGTTTTTTACCCAACCTTTAGGAATCGCCATACGAGCATTTGTCTCGTCGTCGTTGTAGCTAAACGTGCCAGCTACCACGAGGCAGTCCTTGTCTTCATGTACGAGCTTGCCTACGGTTACGATGTGAGCGGGGCGATTACCACCACTACCACTATCCCAACCAACTGACGCAACAGCGTCGATCCATTCGACATACTCAATCGAACGGTTAGTGAGTTTCTGCCCAGTTCTTGCCAATTTTGTATTCTCCTGTGAGGGGAATTTTGATGTCGAAGAATGTGCCTGCCTTGGCGATGCAATCGACAGCAAGCTTTCCAAATTCTTCTGCGATTTCTGGATCACAGTCGAACTGACATTCGTCGTGTACCCACGCAACTTGTTGTACATTTTGAGACCATTGCTTTTGTGTAATCATCTGGTCAACTTCAACCATCCACTGTTTGCAGACTAACGCACCAGCAGACTGTAGAAGAGTGTTAAGAGCAGCGTGATCACTGCGAATGCGTAACCTACGCTTATCCAGCCCGACAAGGTAACCTCGTCGAGCAGCTCCTTGTACTGCTGCGATGAGCTTGGCGAGGGCAGGTGTTCTTTGTAGGAACCGTTCTTTAAGTTCTTTTCCATGTTTTGCGCCTTTACCAACTACTGATCCAATCTTCGCTGGACCTGCGCCATACAAAAAGGCGTAGATGAAACGCTTCGCATCGTTGCGACTTTCTAAGCCTGCTGCTTCCATATTGACGGTGTGAACATCTCCGTCCACAACTTGTTCGCCATATGCTCCCCCATCGTATTTCGCCATGTAGTGTGCAAGCATCCTAAGCTCCAAGCCGCTGACATCAATGCCAACGAGGATGCGGTTACTGCTGGCCCGAAATAGCGTGCGACATTCTGTTCCATACTGCGCTCCTACTGCGGGTACTTGTGCGATGTTGGGATTCCTGTGCGTAGCGCGTCCCGTGACTGCACCGTTGGTGATTATCTCACCGTGGATGCGGCCCTGCCGGACAAGTTTGAGCCACGCATTGTTGCCCTCTGCCAGCATCCCTAGGCGCTTCTGCACCATCAGATACTCAGTTAACAACTTTGCTTCAGGATATTTGAGTTGAGACAAGACTGTTTCATCAATCTTGGCGCTGCCGTCTGGAGTGTATTCCTTTGGAATCCATCCGTGTATCGCCTTTAGCCTGTTGGCGATGTGGTGACGAGAGCCGGGATTGAAGACAACGGTTTTGGTTTTGTGAATGGGAACACCCTTCACATAGCCACGTGTCTTGTTGTTTACTTTAGGAATGAACTCGCCAACGTACTCCTCCCAAGGTGGGAACGTGTCCTGCAACTCCTGCTCAAGCTCTCCTCTCCTGATCATCAGAAGAGCCGTAAGCTTTGCGGCAGACTTCTCGTCGAACGAGAATCCGTACCGTTCCTGCTTGGCTACAATGTGAGCTACTTGATGCTCAAGGACACTAGCCGTTTCGGAATAAGCTTCATGCTTGATTAAATGCTGGTGCAGTCTTTCAGTGACCACCACGTCTTGCACGTTATAAGCGAGCATTTCCTCGTTGAAGTCTTCGAAGCCGCCTGTGTAGTCGTCTTTGAAAAGCTTCAAACGCTGACCCCACGCACGCAGCGAATGTGAGCCAATAAGCTTACCTTCGAGAATGCCTCCGTCTTCCCGGTCTTGGTCACTAAGATCAGAAAAGATAAAGCGGGACAGGATCAGGGTATCGACAACCTTCTCACGAGGAATGTCGAACCAAGGATACAGTTTTGACGCAAGTGCAATGTCGTAACCAATCACGTTGTGACCGATTACTTGGTCAGCTTGCATCAGAAGCTGGAGACCTTGTTCAACCTGAGAAGGTTCAAACTTATGTAGGTCTCCAGTGTCGATGTTTTTAGCCACAAGGCAGTGAATGCGGCTCGCGTCGTTAAGCAAGCCGTTCGCTTCCAAATCGAAAACGAGCCTCATTTCTTATCCTTTGGGTTGGTGTAGATCACATCCGGCCATTCGGTTCACAACAGGAAGGCCGTTTATCTGCGCCCACGGAGGGAGCTTGAAGTCACACTGGATGTGCCACTCGCTAAGAGTCCGTCCAGCATATGCACACGAGTCGCAATTAGCGGTCTTCGTTAGTGAAGGTGCAGTATACGAAATAGAGGATTGTTCCGATAATTGCTCCGGCAAAGACGTATCCCATTTCTTCTTAGCCCTTGCCAATTTTCGACGCCTTTACTGCTTCACGCAGGTAGTAGCGGGAATAGGACTGACCAGTCGTCGGGTGAACCTTGGTCACCTTGCTGATGGTATGTCCTGCCTGCTTCAGGTCGCTCAGACGCGCAGAGAAGTTCTGAATCGAGTAGTCGATGTAGGCTTCACGCTGCGTGATCGAACCGTTCTTGCGCATGTGGTTCAAAATCTTGTCGTTCTGGGTCATGCCAGTTCTCACTTTCCAACCGTTAGTTTCAGTTTTCAGACACATGGTGAGGAGCTTCTTATGGTATGGTCCCCACCCTTCATCATCCCACGCACGAACGCAGGCACTATCAGCCATATGAAACAAGAGGTCTTCAGACATTTAGAACTCTCCGTCGATTGTGGGTACTTCTGTCAAACGTCCCGTGTCGGTGTTGTAGAACAACGAACCTGCTTCACCAGTCTCTCCAGAGAACCTGTTCTTCAAAACTCTGAAGACAGTCTCATTGGGCGTATCGCCTTGCTGGTTTCGTTCAAGACCGATGACCATGTCGCTCAGTTGAGCAATGGCGTGCGATCCACGTAGCTGGTTTAGGGAAGTCTGCGCTCCTTCCTCATGACCCTTTCCATCGGGGCGCTTGAGGTGACTGACAATGATCAAGCCAATGCCAGTTTCCTGCACGAGCGTTCGCAGGAGTGTCATAGTGCGGTCGATGAGCTTACGTTCATCACCGCCCTCTTCCATCGCAGACACAACGATAGAGAGGTGATCGAGAAAGATGTATTTGCAATCGAGAGCTTTAGCCAAGTGGCGAACACGCGAGAGCAAATGCTCCACTTGTGTTGAACCAAAGTGGTCGTAAAGGAAGACACGCCCTGTTCCCAGAGTGTTGTCAAACGCCACCCGCATATCTGTTTCGTCCACGCCTTCACGTGAGAGGTGTAGACGCTTGTTCAGATACAGGCCCATCAAGCCAAGCGATGTGATCTTCACGCTTTCTTCAAGCATGATCATCCCAATGCGTTCGCCTTGTTGAAGGAGATGGTAAGCGATCTCTCGCACCACCGCCGACTTACCTATACCGCTTCCTGCTGTCAGTGTGACAAGCTCACCTGTCCTGATCCCGTGCGTCTTCTCGTTGAGAAACGTCCACGGATAAGGAATAGACTTGAAGTCATCAGTCTTGATGATTGTGTCCCACAGGTCAGAACCACAGATGATTCCGTCAGGGCGGTAGACAGTTGCGTTCCAGATTGCACGTACTACTTCGTCACCCTTGCCCTTCTGGAGACACTCGTTAGGGTCTTTGAAAGGAAGAGTTGCGATCTTTGCTTTTCCCGGTTCAAACAGTTCAGCGCATTCTGTCGCTGCTTTGCGTCCCGGTTCGTCCATGTCAAACATGAAGATCACGTTCTCGAACGAGTTTAGATATTCGAACGATTTCTTGACGCTCTTTGCTGCGCCTTGCGCTCCGTTCGGTACGCTTACTACAGGCCACTTGTTTTGTTGCAACTGACTGACAGTGAGAGCATCAATCTCTCCTTCAGTCACCACAACCATCTTGCCGCCAGCGTTCCACAACCACTGACCGTAAAGACCAGCCTTTGATGAATCGCCAAACCATGTGAACGATTTGTCAGCGTAGCGAACCTTCGCAGCCACAGGATTCCTGTTGCTATCGAGATAGTAAGCAAGCTGTGCTGGCTTGTCGCTTACGCTGCCACAACGGTAAGCCCAGAGTTTGCACGTATCTTTTCTGAGATGACGTGACGCAAGCTCTGTGACTTCTCCTTGGAGCGAGAGTATGCCTTCTTGCTTGGGATTCTTTTTGAGTGAAAAACCTTGCAATGTAGCACCTTCGCTAGTGGGTTGCGCTTCTTCATAGTTTCTCTCGCGTTTGTCGCAGGCGTAACAATGAAAGTGACCATCATCGTAGAGAGAGCCAGCGTCACTGCTGCCGCAGTAATGACAAGGGACATGCGATATGAAGCTGGACTCACCCATTACTTAAACCTCGAAGGAGGAGGCGCAGTCATCGCCCTTTTGATTGACCGCAACTACGCCATCGACGTAGGTGAATGTCATGCCCATCAGGAAATAATGAAACGCCGTAAGCAGTTTCGGGAGGTATTCGCACTCTTCGCCAAATACCTTACGCACGATCTTGGCGTCTTCTTCGCCCTTCTCGTTGCGACTTACATAGCGAAACTCGACATAGCTCTTGGGGCTATAGTCGTATTCATTGTCTTCATACATGAGGCTCTTCCTTCAGCCAGCTTTCGGGGATGGTTTCGTCAGCAAACTTAAAGCCGTGCTTCTCACACCACATGGCGTAAGTAGTCTTGCTCTTCTTGCTGATGCGTTCTTTGCTGCGGGAAAACACGAATCGAATATCGAGTTCAGGTCGCTGTTGCTTGACAAGCAAATGCTTCTGTCGGTCCTGAGTCAGGAAACGACCTTTGACTTCGATGATGATTCCGTTAGCAAGTACAAAGTCTGGTGTGTAACGAGCAATCTTTTCAGGCTTCGTATAATGAATGACCTGATCCTCGTATGTGAAAGCAACACCAGCGTCTAAAAGGGACTGAGCGATTTTCTGCTCAAGCCCTGAACGGTAGCCATTAGAAGTCTGTGCTGCCGTTGGCTTCTTCGAAAGTTTCAACTTTATTGTTATCCGGTTCGTCCTCACCGTCGTAGATGAAGCCGCCTTCAACTGCGTCAAAGCCCATGACCTGACGTTCAATAAGGTTGATGACCTGAACCTCACGGAGATTCAGACGTGCGCCCATCTTGGCAACGCTGATCCAGCCAAGACAGCGGATCGTTGAGCCAGACGTGAGATAAAGTGTTGAAGGAACCATGCGGCCCTTGGAGTCAAAGAACTTGATCTTGTTCGGACCACCTTCTTTAGACTTACCGTAGGCTTTGAGCTTGAACTCAATGTTCCCAGTGTATTCACCAGTCTCCTTGTCCTGTTCCTTCTTGAAGGGCAGGTTCTTGGGCTTAATGCCCTACTGGTCGATGGCCTGCTTGATCAAATCGAGCAGGGGCTTCGCATCCTTTTCAGGGACGAGGAGCATGGTCTCGTATTGGCCGTCAGCGTCAGGGACGTTGCGCTGCGCCGACTCGCTCCAGCTATAGGGCTGGTCGAGGCGAGGCCACTTAGCAACGCCCTTAGGCGTGATGAATGACACAAGCTTGTTCTTGGTAGTCATAGTCTATCCGTCCAGTTTGGCTCTTAGAGTTCGTCCCAGAGCCGTTGCAAATAGTCCTCAAGTTCCTTGCCCTTCAGGTATTTGACCTTTTGATCAAACAGGCTGAGCGGCTCAGACTTGATAAGACCGTCCTTAATTGCGTCCCTCACGATCCTCCGAATTTGAGGCATGAGGTCCATTTCGCGTTTACTTTTCGTCATGTCCCCACCAAAGGCGTTTTGGTACTAGTGGGATCGGTAAGGTAACCAATCCACTTATGTAACGTTAGGAGAAAAAGAACTCACTCTGGACCACCTGTTCCAGAACCAGTTCACCCTTCGTTGGCAGAGGTTCAAGTTCCAACACATCCGGCAAGTTTTCCGCAAACTGTTGGAACACGTCCTCCTGATACATCTCCACAAAGGCTGGCTTGACGCACAGGTTGAGGAACTCCCCCATCCGGTTGGCGTGGACACCAAAGCTATCGTGGATCATGGCGTAGTCGCTGATACCCTCTGCCAACCCCTTGTTGACGGAAGCCCTGAGAAGGTTTGCGTCGAGGGAGTGGACGAAGTTAGGCGCTACAGCCAAAGCCAAGTCCTTAGGCGACAGTTTGTCTGTCTCCTCGTAGTAGGTAAGCTGGACATGTCCGTCGAGGTGGGTGTCGAGGCGGCGTTTTTTCTCGTCGATCCGGTAGTGGATGACTTCGAAACCGTCAGGAGTGGTCCACTTCATCGCCTTGGCATGACTGCTGCCAGTAAGGTTCTTGTTCGCCCACTTGGCATATTCTGACGCAGCCTTGGACAGCCATTGCATTGCCTGCTTACCCTTGACGACGACCTCGTCGATGGACGACCAGATCAGCTTGGCAAGCAGAACGATGCGCTGGGTGTGGTCAGCAGCGTCGTTAGAATCCCACGAGCAGGGGTATCCCTCTTTTATTTTTTCGAGGACTGCTTCACGGGTGTATTCCATGCAGGAGGCGAAAGTCCCTGAGTAGGGGACCACCATCACCTGCCGTTTTGTGATCTTCCTGTTGATCCCAAACTTGATCCAGTCTTGAGCGATCTGGCAATGTGGATGATCAGGCTTCTGAGCGAAGTCCATCAGTCCTTCGATCACCTTGTCAGCGACATCTTGGTAGATGTCTTGACGAGTAAGCCCCGGCACGAGGTTAACACTCCGACCTCCGATTTCATCACGGAGCATCGCTGAGTAGTGTTGGAGACCTGAACAGGTAGCGTCCACAGGCACGACCATGTGCGACATGAATCCGTAGCCTTCATCCCAGAACGCTTTCCACTCAAAGCAGAAGCGAAGGAACTGGAACGGTTCAGACGCTTCCATCCACCTCAGGTCGTGCTTTGGGTCTTTGGCAATGGAGAAGATCATCTCGTCATTGTCCTGCGCCCAGTTGATGCGCTCCTGAAGTGAAACCTTATCATTACCGTAAGCATTAGCCCCAGCAATGGCAAGCCAGCAGACATCATCTTCCACCAAGATCGGCTGACCGTGAGCGAACTCAAGAAGAGCCTTGGTGAAGTCTGGGCCTTGCGGCTGAAGGAACACAGGCATCGGGTAAGCACGACCACGGGAGTCGAGGTTGTGCGGGAAGTAGATGTCCTTGAACCCTTTGAACTGGTTGGCGACAGCGATTGTCGTCAAGACCATCAGACGCTTGCTGATCAGTTCACGATTGTCGTTGTGAACGAGAAAGCAGCGACGATTGTGTTCCTTCGTGATCTCCTCGTCCACGCGATAGCCAGCAGGCTCTGGTGGCAGAGGGTAGGCATTGGCACGAGGCAGGCCAGCGATGTCGCCACCCTTTGTGAACATGGCCCAAGACAACATGTCGAGCATGTGCTTGTTCACCCGCCAAGGTGTCTCCTGCAATGCGTTGACCGCAGGGATGACATTTGTCAGGTTCATGTTGTTGATGCGATCCATGTCACGGGTCTTGCTGCCCTTGATCAGGGGATAGCTGCGCACCTTGTCGGAGTGGTAGCCACCACGGAACAGGTTGGCCTGCGACCACGGTATAGGTTTCACGACCATCGGCTTGTAGATCATGAAGTCCAGCACGCGATCACCCATTGTCTTCTCGATGTGTTCGAGCAGAGCAGGGGTAGGGTCAACGTAGATGGAGTTGCGGGGAGCCTCGACTAGACCTGTGCTATCCCTGAACCAGACGAGCAGCGCATAGCCGACTGCCAGCTTCTCACGGGACGACCACTCAGCCCACGTCAACTGCTCAGCGTGGAAGTAGTTCAGGATCGTGCGCTTGCGCCACTCACGAGGGTAGGTGCGCTTGTCGAACGTCTTGAACAGCTTCTTGAGCAGAGCCTTACGGTTGGGCGTGCTGTTGAAGAAGCGGATGCGCATCTCGTCGTGGATCAGGTCAGCGGCCTTGATACACAAGGTGACACGCTTCGCCCGTTTCCTGTGGACAAGGGGCATCATGTTATAGAGTGCCTTGGTGAAAAGATGGGCAATCACCTCCGGCTGAACACCCGACTTGATCAGGTATTCAACGGCCCTGACATGGCGTCCGCTCTTGTTAGGGTCAAAGTTGTCGAAGACATCCTTGACGGTTTTCGTGAAGCGGGTGGTAGCTGACTGGGCGTAAGCACGACCAAGCTTGCTATCCGACCACGCTCCACGGGACACAGTATTCCTGTTGTCTGCATCACGCCTACGTTTAGCGTCAGCAAACATCTCAGTCTCGATCTGTAACTGCTGGTCGAGCATCCCTGTTAACCTCTAGTTTGAGCAGTGTTAACATAGTGTATACACTGTGTTATTTATCATTGTTATAAAACAATAACACAAACACTGGTGTATACGTCATGTATACATAGTGTATACATAATGTTTACAAGCGGGGAGGCGTTCTCTCCACTAGTGGGATGGGTAAGGTTAACTGATTGATTCCACAAGTGAAGTCAATCCAGAACTGTTCCAGAGTTCGTCGATCAGATCGTCCTCGTCCTTGAAGTCGGTGTGCAGCGGGAACGTGCGCGTCCCGTGAACAGAGGGGCGACCCTCCTCAAAGAGGATAAACATGAGTGTAACGCTCTGGTTAACGTAGAGTGCGCTAAGAAGACTCATCTTGCCGGACGAGTCTGCCAGCACAGCGGCAGCGAAAGCATTGGTAGACACGGGATACCTCCAAATTAGTAGCTTGCTTTTATCATTACGGTGGCGCAATCGCCACAAAATCGGGTAGCTTGGCCGTCAAAGTTCCCCAGCTTCTGTTAGTCTTTTTTTACAAACCTTTGATATTGCTCACTTTTTATTTTGGCGGTTTGTCGGTGGAAAGCGTGCATATCGTGCATGTGCCTCCACTAGTGGCGCGATTCGTTTGCGTCTTATGTGCTAAGTGCTTGTAATATATGCGCAAATAAGGCTCA